TTAAATGTATATCCTGCATCTTTTTATTTTCCTTTACAACTTGATCTACTATAAAACCTAAGTCTTTAAATAAATGCTCTACATTAAAAACAACCCAGTTATCTTTTCCATATTGTATATGTAATTCTCCGTCGTGACAATGCAATGTATTTGTTTCGTGTATATATGTGGTTTTATTCTTTGTCATATTGTGATAAATTTATTTGTAAATAATTTCTTAAATCTGAGTTTTCTTTTATTCTAAACTTAATAGTTATATCAGTTATAGCTTGGTCTTGTTCCGTTCGGTATTCGATTTTTTTTCTAACCTCATCCCATAATGCCTGATTTACTTTCATTTTATTAAAGTTAAATCTAATTCTTTAGCCACATAGTTGATATGCTTCTGTGTAGTTTGCGACCAGTAACCTAATTGGTGTAATTTACTTCCGTCAATTCTTGCTACTATTGTTGAATAACTCCAAACGTTATTTCCTTGAATACTTAAATTTTGTTTATACTTTGCTAATTTATACATCTGTTCTGTTTTTATTTGTTAAACATATTACCTATTTCTAAGCCCTTATTTAAACCCTTTTCAAATTCTTGATTTGCTAGATCACACAAAATATCATTTAATGCTATAAACTCATCTGTTGTTAAGTTTAAATTCAATGAATTTTTTCTTGCAAATGCTTTTGCTAAATTTGATTGTTTTGTTTCTGTTGCCATTTGTTCTGTTTTTAGAATTAATAAAGTATAAATATAATATAAATATACTTATAAACAGAAAATTTAATAACTTATTTTTCAGAAATATTGATATTTATTATACTAGCATCGTTTTCTTCTAGCAAATAAACATCTTTAAGCAATCTTTTCTTTGTCCACATTGTAGTATCAGGGCAATATTTTTTTACAGGTATTGGCATCTGTAGATTATTGAGCCAATATAAAAAGTTGCCTTTAGGATCATTAACAAAATATAATTTAATTAAATCTTTATCCAATGACATTAAAGCATCATACTTGTCTTTTTCAAGCATTTTCTGTTCGTAATACTTATTACGAAATTTCATTTCAATAACGCAGTCTTTTCCCTTTGGGGTTTTACCTATTGCATCGTATCTAGTAAAACCATCACCACACCATTTTAAATCCCATCCATCTAGGTTAAGCAGGAACACAACTGCCTTTTCCCACTTATTAATCTTTTTTAATCCCATTGTTCCAAATGATATTCAAGTCTTTTATCCATTGAACTATTTTTTTTGGGTTACAAGTACAGGGTTTATGGTATTTGTGGTTGTGGTATTTTGCGTGTAGCTGGCAAACCAATTCAAATTCTTTAGTGGATAAGTGCTGCTTTTTTCCCATTCTGAATTTTCTCCAATCAACTCTATCTTCTTTTTCAAATTTTACCATCTTTTAATCTTTATATTATTTAGACTTTCACGTCTTTTATCACAATTACATTTTGTTCCTTTATAAGTATGATATTTTTCTACTAGGTATTTTATACCTGTATATTTAGTTATGTAATAAATTAGATCTCCTAGTTTCATTTGAATTTTGTTAAATGTTTATTATCAATTACGTATGTTTCTCCGAAGCCAAAATCTTTTATTTCTTTTAATTCTATTACTTTTTTTCTTTTTATATGACCTATCAATTCAACAGAGTTTTCTTTTACCCAAGCAAGTACATAATGCTTTGCTACCTTTCTTTTAAATTGATTTGCAAATAATAATAAAGGTGGTCTATTCTTAGAATTAGAAGATTTAACATCTACACCATATTTAAAATCACTTCCTGAATCACCTTTACCAATAGTTAAAATATCTACCTTTTCCCCAGTATGTTTAGAATAAGCAAATTCTCCAATAACTCCAATGTAATGTCTCCACCAAGCAGGCTTGCTTTTAAAGAAATTAGAACTATTTTTTGTATCTGCGTGATTCATAGATCCTGAACGCTTCATTGCTAAATCTTTGCACCAATCTAATTCTTTATCTGTTAATTTAATTATCATATTAATTTCTTCAATTTGTCTTTTACTTTTCTGTATGTATTGTAAAGGGTATAATATTCAATATATGAATTTCTAGAAAAATCTGCTATGCTTTCACCCTCGTTTATTATTTCAAACACTTTCCTATCATACCAAAACATTTTATTTAATTCTGCTTTGATTTTATCATAGGCTTCATCATAATCTACATCACAATCTAATTTAGTATAATTGGTATCTTCTATATTAAGCATTGTAATATTTTTACCCTTACGTTTTAAATCTATGTATAATGTTTTTAGAACTTTATAAATGTAATAATAGTTTATATCATTATCGTAATAAATAATATCTAAGCCTGCTTCTATCTTCGGTATTATCTTTATATACATTTCCTGTACAATGTCTTCAGCTATTGTTTTATTACAGCCAAATGAATTAACAACATTAATCCAAGTCTTATGCTTTTTAGCTAGTAATAATATAACTTCTTTTTCAGACATTATTTCAATGGGTCATATAAATTTTCTACTATTTGTGGTAATCCAAAATCATTAACTTCAAAACTAAATGTATCAAAAGAATAACCTCTAGATCTTCCACACTTTACAGTTACCCAGTCTTTGTTTACCGTATTGGCTTCTAATTGTATAACAGTTTCTGCTTTCTTTTCTAAGAAACTACCTAGATGACCTGTACCTAGTTTTGAACTACCAAAGTTTTGATGTATAACGTTTATTATGTGGCATTTGTAAATTGATGACCATTCCATTAATTTTTGAACTAAATGATTACTTTCTGAAATATTATTGGCATCAGAACATAAGTCTGCAATTCCATCAATAATTAATAAAGATGGTGATTTAATTCTTTCTTTTAAATAGTAATCTATAAATTCAATTCTCATTTTATAGTCTATTGACCTTAATCCAAAGGTATGATAAATTTCTGAATTAATATTTGAGTCCATTTTATGTACCCTTTCAAACACTTTTTGGCAATGCCAAGCACCTTGTTCTGTATCTATATGAATTAATTGTCCATCGTTTCCTTTATGACCTTTTATATTTCCTCCAAATTGATTTTGATCACTTAAATAACAAGATGCTAATAGTGATATAAAAAATGTTTTCTTTGTTTTAGGTGGTGCAGTTACTACTGATAGATTTCCGTATGTACCTAAAGCTATCGGTACAATTAAATCACCATCTATTTTATTTGATTTTACTACTTTCTCACCATAAGATAATGCTACTGGTGGATAATCTACTTTTTCTTTAGAATTTATAAAACAATCTTCTTCAATAAATTGCATTAACATTCTGTGTTCATTCTGTTTTTCTGTCATTTGATAAATATATAAAAAAAAAGGTATAGATTATAAAACCTACACCTTTTTATTAAAAATGGTTAGTCTTAAAATGGTAAGTCTGCATCTGCAGTTGCTTCAACTTTTGCATCTTCTTTTTCTGCTAGAGTTATATTACCATCAGTCCAAACTACTTTTCCATTACCTAAGTAATTCTTTTGAACTTTAGCATCCCTTTCTTCTTTGGTTTGACTATCTAAAAAAGCAACATTGTTTCCATATCTAGTTTCATCCTGAACTGATATCGTAAAGTTATAATAAACTGCTCCATCTTTTCCTTTGATGAATTTTTCCTTTGGTAATTTATCTACTCTAATAGATCCTGTAATAAGTGTACTCATAATTTATTTATTTAGTTATTAATTTCTTTGAATAATAATTTTCTTCTAATCCAAGCCGATTTAGGTAATCTTTCTTTTTTACATTCTTTTGTAATATACTCAAAATCTTCTTGGGTTACTCTAATAGTTATAATTTTGTTCATACTAAGTCTTTATCTGTATTATTAAATTCTGCGTGTTCTCCACAATCAGAACAAATATCTGATTCCCATAGTGGACTTGCTCCACAACAATCTGATTCCATATTATTTCTTTTTAAAGTCATCTGATTCATCTTCTCCAAATACTCCTAATTCATAGAAGCCTGTCAGTTTTAATACTGCCCTACTTAATGCACGTTTCTCTGCCATTTCAGCAACATACCAACTATTGCAGTTTCCATCTTTGTAGTTAGCACCTTTTAATGCACTACCAAAAGTTTCTAGTATTGTATTTGGTTTGGCTGAAAGATATGCATTTGCTTTAAATACTGCGAAGTTAGTTTCACACTTTACAACCTCATAGGTTATAGTAATGTTTTCTTTTGCCTGTATTTTTTCAATACCCTGTCTTGTGATAATTACATAATGCTGATGCTTATAAACATCATCCTTTTGTAAGTCGTACTTTTTGTAAAGTTCTAATAGTTTTTCTCTGTTCATCTTATTTAAATTGATTTGATACTTCTAATTGTGCTTCTAAAAATTCTATCTTTTTTAGTAATGCTTTTATTCTAAACTCATATTCCTCTATGATTGATTTAGACGTTTCTGTTGAATAATTTATTCCCATTAGTCCAAATTTAATAAAGTTGATTTTGCTATCTCTAATCTTTTGTAAATAGCCATTTGAGTAAATGCATCACCATTTAATACTGCGTGATGTAATTGTTCTTCTAAGGTTTTAATTTCCTTACTTAAAGTTGTTCTTTGTGTTACCATACTTTTTAATATTAATTAATAATTCTGTTGAACAAATATAAACAAAAAATTTAATAACTAAGATTTAAAACAAAAAAAAAGGGTAAAAAATTAATTTTACCCCTTTTAATATCAAAGTATAACAGAACAAAGAATACTCAAATGTAGTCAATTACATTGAATCTACAAAGTTTTTATATCTTTTAATCATTTCTTCTATCTCAAAGTTTGATAGCTTTATTATTTGTTGTGCTTTAATGCTTAATCTTTCAGCAGTACCTTGACCATACTTCGCATCTAGATTTACAGAAAACTTGTATTGTTCTCCATACTTAAATACATTACATCCTGCACATTGTACTTGGCAATTTACCTCATTCCATCTAGTTGAATAATGTTTTCTAGATTGAAAATGTCCGTTTTGTAATTTCTTCCAATGATCTACTTTGCCACAAGTAAAGCAGGTAGCCATTTCATCTACTGAATTTTTAAGTCTAATATATTGACTAAATACAGTATCTAATTTTTTAACTAATTTACTTCTACTTACCTTTTTATTCGATGGCATTATCTAAGATTTGTATAATATGCCTGATTTCACTTCTTTCAAATTTACCCTCTACCTTTCCATTATATGTTTCTAACTTAATTGAATACATATCTTTTTCTTCTTTTTTGTCTTCTTTGTAAAGGTGGTTTACATCTAATTTGAATTGCATAATTTTTAAATTTTGATTAAAATATTTTTTTATGTAGAATAAAAATAATAAATTTAAATTTTTTTATTTAAACATA